CGCGTCCATATCCCGACTATTCCACGCGGGTATACGATGCTGCTTGACGCTCCGCGACTGTCTTGTATGATGCCCTTGCGTTGCGGCGCATCCCGCAAACAAAAGGAGCGATGGCGATGAATTACTCGGCGATTCCCGGCCCCGGCGACGTGGCCACCTGGCCCACGCATCCCGCCGGCTTTGACGGCGACCACCCGTACAAACAGGAAGCCCGTGACCACTTGCTGGCCTGCCCTGCAGACTGGCAGGAGTGGCTTGCCGAAGTGAGCCGCGCCCGCGAGGGTGCGGCGTTCTCAACGATTCTTGTGCGCGAGGAGGACATGGACAGCGTGTGTGTTGACACGCTGTTGGCCTGCCTGCTCAGCGGCACCCGTGCGCAGTCCGAGGCGGCGCGCTACGAACTGCAGTCGCGGTTTCTGCGGGACAGCGCCGACCGGCTGCGGCGGCTTGAGGATCAGTTGTGCGCTTCGCAGCAGGGCGACCCTGAGCCTGAGTTCTACGACGATTTCTGAGGAGGTTTGGAATGACCACCTACACCACCCTCAACAAAATCCGCGCACAGAGCCCGTGCGCTGATGGCTGGGCCAAGCTGCTCCGCTACCTTGGCAAAACTCAAGCCGATGACGAGCCGCTGGCGTTGGTCACGATTCTGGACAGCAACGGGCTGAACGATGCCTTGTGGTGCCTGCGTGTCTGCGACGGTATCGACCGCGAAGCACGACTGTACGCCGTGTGGTGCGCCAGACAGGTGCAACACTTGATGACCGACCCGCGATCGTTGGCCGCCCTTGACGTAGCAGAGCGACACGCTAACGCACAAGCCACGGATGATGAGTTTGCCGCCGCGAGGGACGCCGCGTGGGACGCCGCGATGGCCGCCGCGAAAGCCGCCGCGCCTGCCGCTACTACCGCCGCGCATGCCGCCGCGACTGCCGCCGCTCGCGGCGCCGCGTGGGACGCCGCGAAAGCCGCCGCGTCTGCTGCCGCGACTGCCGCCGCGTGGGGCGCACAAGCCGTCGCGTGGGGCGCACAATCCGCTGAATTTCGCAGGAGATTTGCATGATCCTCGAAACCGCAGACCAACGCACCGACGACTGGTACGCCGCTCGCTGCGGCAAGGCCACCGCGTCCCGGTTCAAGGATGTGCTGGCTCGCCTCAAGAACAACGCACCCGCCGCTGACCGCCAGAAATACCTGACGGAACTTGTGGTTGAGCGCCTGACCGGCCAGCCTGTGCCCAGTTATGAGAACGCTGCCATGCGCTGGGGCACGGAGCAAGAGCCCGCCTCCAGGGCGGCATACGAGCAGCGCACGGGCGTCGCGGTGGAAGAGACGGGCTTCGTCGCCCATGACACCCTGATGGCAGGCTGCAGCCCGGACGGCCTGGTGGACTGGGATGGCTTGGTTGAGATCAAGTGCCCGTGGAACACCGCCGTGCATATTGAGACGCTGCTGAACGGCATGCCAGACGAGCACATTCCGCAGGTACAGGGCCAGATGTGGATCACTGGCCGGCAGTGGTGCGATTTCGTTTCTTACGATCCCCGCATGCCTGCTGAACTGCAACTGCACGTCCAGCGCATCAACCGTGACCCGGCGTATGTTGCCGACCTCGAGCGCAGGGTCACGGAATTCCTTGCCGAGGTCGGCACCCAAGTCGAGGCGCTGCGGCGTCTCGCGGAAAGCAGAAAATGACTCAGGAAAAGCAGAAGCGACCCTACACGCGCAAGATGAAGGTCTTCGTCGTGACGGACATGCACGCCAACGAGCGGCTGGTGCGGGCCTACACCTCGGCCGACGCGCTGCGCCATGTCACGCCCACGTTCCTTGTGACGCCGGCCAATCAGGACGACATCATCAGCCTGATGGCTGCAGGCACGCCCGTGGAAACCGCGGGAATTCCGGAGCAGGAACTGCCGGCGGGTGAAGCCGCGGGCCTGAGCGACTGATGAACCGGGGTGAGCTGCAGCCGCCTTGCGGCTCGCCCCACTGAGGAGAACACATATGTCAAACCCATACGAACCAACATTTATGGCCGAAGCATACGATTTGCTTGTCAAGAGCCTCAAAGATCAACTAAAAGAAGCATGGAAAGAAGAAGACGAAGAAACCCAAAAGATGGTCACAGCATGGGATGTAATTTTTCCTTTTGTTTTGGAGCACTGCGGGCGCAACAAGTTGCTTGAGCTTGGCAAGATGATTGATGAAGCGTTTGAAAAGGAATACAACGTCAACGAGGGCTTTGAAAATCTTGTCGCCGGCTACCAACTCACCCAACCACAGGAGTAATACCCATGACAGCACTTGTCCCCGTAGATCAAATTGAGCGCATGGCGCTTGCGGTCGCCAAGTCCGGCCTGTTCGGCGTCAAAACGCCCGACCAGGCAATGGCCCTCATGCTGGTGGCGCAGGCCGAGGGCATGCACCCCGCCATCGCCGCCCGCGATTACCACGTCATCAACGGTCGCCCCACGCTGCGCGCTGACGCCATGCTGGCCCGGTTCCAGCAGGCTGGCGGCAAGGTGGAATGGGGCGAGTACACCGACCAGCGCGTGGTGGGCACGTTCTCGCACCCGCAGGGCGGCAGCGTCCGCATTGAGTGGACGACCAAGATGGCTCAGGACGCGGGCCTGACGCGCAACCCGACGTGGAAATCCTACCCACGCCAGATGCTGCGGGCGCGGTGCATCAGCGAAGGCATCCGCACCATCTACCCCGGCGTGGCCATCGGCACCTACACGCCCGAGGAGGCCGAGGACATGGCCCCGCGCCCCGCCCGCGACATGGGCGCCGTCGAAGAGGTAACCCCGCCGCCGCCCCCGCCGGCAGTGGACGTGGAGGCTCTGGTGCGCGACATCGATGGCGCCGCCACACTGGAGTTCCTGGAACTGCTGCGCCCGCAGATGCGCCAAGTGCCGAAGGGTCCGGACCGCGACCGCGTGGTGGCCGCCGTGCAGCGCCGCGCGGAGGAGATCCGCGCCGAGCAGGCGCCTGCGCCCGAGGCGGAAGGGGGTGCGTTGTGAGCGCCGCCAGCCAACCCCCCGATCAGCACCTGATCACACCCGCACAGCTTGCCATCCGCTGGGGCCTGAGCCTGCACACGCTCAGCCAGTGGCGGGTCAATAACAGCGGGCCGTCTTACCTGCGCCTTGGTGACGGCGAGCGGCCGCGCATCAGGTATCGGATGAGCGACATCTTGGCCTACGAGCGCCGGGCGAAGGAGGGCGTATGAACTGGTGGCGCCAATCACTGACGGGAATGTTCTGCCCCGCGTCGCCCGAGGTTCTGGCGGCGCGCGAGCTGGACGAGGCCCGCCGGCAGTTGCTGGCCGCAGAGTCCGCTGCGGAATACGCGGACGCGATGTGCGCTTACCACCGCTCGCGGATTGATCGGCTGCAGCGGTATTTGAAGGGAGAAAAGGAATGACCACCGAAGACGAAATCCGCCGCGTGCTGTACCCAGAGGCGCACGAACCCATGCAGTACAACCCGCGCATCCCGCTGGGTTGCGACCAGCAGGGCCGCTACCCGCAGGCTGCAGAGCCGTGCGTGGACCTGGACGAACTAGGCGTCAAGCTGCCGCCGCAGGAGCCGTGGTGGCCGTACATCCTGGGCGCAGTGGTGGGCCTGTTGGCGCTGGTGCTGGTGTTTGCGCCGCTGGGGGTGTGAGATGAATCGCCTACGTGAAGCCGCCCAGCAGGCGCTGGAGTCGTTGGAGAAGACACACACGCAGCCGGGATGCGAACAGTGGCAAGCCGAACGTAAAGCGTCAGTAGCCCTCCGCGCCGCGCTGGCGCAGCAGGAGCAGGCAACTGTAAAGGAATCCTTACCAGTTGGTCAGGAGGAGCCAGAAGGGGGGTGGCAATCTGCCCCCTCCCCTCAAGTGACGCAGCGCATTGCAGACATGCCCATGTCCGAGTACCGGCGTGGCGTGAACGATGGGTTCAAGTTGGGATTGCGAGAGGGGCGCATCAAGGCCGAGGACGAGATGCGGGAGCAGCCGGAGCAGGAGCCGGTGGCGTACAGTGTCCAATCTCCCGATGATGCGAAACGTAACAGAATCACCCCATCACTGGTGACTGATACTCGGTTGGAGTTGGAGGAATACCTCGGCAACAGCGAAACCGCAAAGCACATCGTCCCCCTCTACACCCACCCACCCCGCCGCGAGTGGCAGTCGTTGAGTGAGGGGGAGATTCTTCCGCTGTACAACACCACACCAAGCAGCCACGCGGAAATGCTTGAGTTCGCCCGCGACATCGAGGCCAAGCTGAAGGAGAAGAACCAATGAGCCAACCCAAAGTTCTATTCCTTGCTGATGTCATTAAGGCGGACCCCGCAAGCAAAACACATCACGACGAGGCCGCAGCCGAACTGCGCCGGTTGCATGCGGAGAACAAGCTACTTCATGAGCGCCACCATTTCGACAACGGTGTTCTGAAAGAACTGCTGGAGGCGTTGGTCAGTTTCACAAAGTCCGGCTACATCAAGAAGCAGCATCCGAAGCGTTACGCGGCAGCGGTTGCCGCCATCGCCAAAGCGGAAGGAGGACAGACATGACCACATGGCACAAAGGCCCGCCGCCTAGCATCGGCTGGTGGCCGGCGAGTTTCTGGCGTGATCCCTGTGCGTATCGTTGGTGGGATGGAACGTGCTGGAGTCTTGCCTGCACTCGTTATGACAGCGCAGTAGAAGCTGCCGTGAAGGCTAGCGAGCCCGCGTCCACAGCGGTAGAAGAAATTGAATGGACCGACTGGCCCGCATCGTGGCCGAAGAGGAGTAGAACATGACCCAAGAAGACATCATCCGCATGGCGCGGGAGACGGGCGACGTTGAAACAGACCGCCGTGGCCGAGAGACTTTCAGCTACGACAGCTACGGTCTAGAACGCTTCGCCGCCATCGTCGCCGCAGCAGAGCGCAAGGAGTGGCCGAATCTCGACCCTGTTATCACATGGCTTGAGAACGGATGCGATCCAAAAGAGGCCGCCAAGGAGTTGCGTATCTACGCCGCCGCCATCCGCGCCCGCACCCCATGAAATGCCCCATCTGCAGCACCTGGGCCATCAGGCTGGAAACGCGCAGCAATGCTATGTACAACACCGTGCGCCGCCG